CATTGATCGTCCACCACTGGTGTCTAGAGGCGTTCAATGCCCCTCCATTTCGGTACCACCGCTGGAATGCGTACAGGTTAGGTGAGTGACATATGACAGAAAATGATTCCACTGGATACAGTGGCGAAGATTCTGCCAGTTCATCCGAATCGAAACCCAACTGGCGTCGTGATTTGGAAAGTCGATTGAAAGAAGCTGAGGCTCGTGCTTCAGATGCTGAAAATCGGGTTTCTAGTTATGAACGTCGGGATACGTTTAGGTCAGCAGGGCTTGATCCTGATGACGCTCGGGTTAAGTATTTTGTAAAGGCATATGATGGGGAAATGGATGCGGAAGCTATCCGTCAAGAAGCGGCAGCAGCCGGGTTCATTGGAGCAGATGCTTCAGCAGCTAGCTCCTCCCCTGCCATTGAAAATGCAATCCAAGCAGAAGAACGTATTACGGCAGCCGGGGAAGGTGGAGAACCGGTAACTCAATCTGACCTTGACGCTCGAATCAGGGCAACAACTTCAGAAGATGAACTCCGTTCTTTAATGGAGTCAGAGGGTTACTTGTGGGGAGCTTCGCAGTAATTTAGCCCTTTGTTCATTGGAATCCTCACCGTAAGGATTACCAGTGGCATATACAACCACATCAACTCTGGACGATCAGGTTTCGACAGCGTTCGATCAGGTCGCGCATTTCGCTTTGCGTTCGCAGCCTTTGTTCGAAATGGTCGCTGACGTTCGTTCAACAGCCCAAAGCCATAACGGTTCGGGTGTCCAATTCACGTTCTACGCTGACATGGCGCAGGCAACATCAGCCCTCACTGAAGGCACTGACGTTACCGCTGTTGCGTTGACAGACAGCGCAGTAACCGTAACTCTCGCAGAGTACGGTAACGCTGTCATCACCACCGCCAAGGTGCGTGGAACATCTTTCCTAAACGTAGACGCTGATGCGGCCAACATTGTTGGTTACAACATGGCTGACTCGATGGACAAAATCGTTTCTGATGTCGCTAACGGCGGCAGCAACGTAACGCATGTCGGTCAATCAAGCCGTGGTGCTATCACCGCAAGCGACGTTTACACCGCTGCTGAAGGTCGTAAAGCTGTTGCACAGCTTCGTGGCCGTAGCGCTCCGGGTTGGGAAAACGGCAACTACATGGCAATTATTCACCCTGACGTTTCTTACGATCTTCGTGGGGACAACAACGTTACTGACGTAATTGCATATCAAATCCGGCAAGACGGCGCTCCCGTGCGTGCAGGTTCAATCGGAACTTTCAATGGCATTGAATACGTTGAAAACTCCCGTGCAGGACTTATCGCTGACGGTGGCTCCGGCAACGTTGACGTTTATCAGACTCTGATCTGTGGTCGTCAAGGGTTGGCTAAAGCATTTAGCCGTGCCGCTGGGTTTGGTCCTGAGCCAAGCATTGTTGTTGGTCCTGTGACTGACACTCTGCGTCGGTTCAACCCAATTGGTTGGTACCACCTTGTTGGTTATGGCCGCTTCCGTGAGGAATGCCTGCAACGAGTGGAATCAGCTTCCAGCATTGGAGCTAACACCTGATAGTTAGTTCCTAAGAGAAGTAGGGGGGTCGGGTTTTCCCCCTTCTCCCGACTCCCCTACGCTTCTCTGCTATTATTTTAATCATGCCTATCGTTAATGGAAAGAAGTATCCTTATACCGCTAAAGGTAAAAAGGCTGCTGCCGCCGCAAGGAAGAAAAAGAAGAATGCAAAAACCAAACGGTGATGTAACGATCAGGCCAAAGCCGATCCAAGGAACGAGTAACACCAATGGCTAGTGGTCTTTATGTAGAAACTTTCGAGGCGGCGTTAAAGAACGACCTTGCTCTCGATATGGACAATGACACTTTTAAGTGCATGTTGACGCTTACGGGGTACTCCCCAAACTTTGAAACTCACACAAATAAATCAGATGTGACAAACGAAGCGTCAGGTACCGGGTACACAGCCGGTGGTGAAACTCTTACTAGTGTTGCTATGACTAGCAGTTCCGATGGGACAGGCACAATTAAATGGGACGCAGACGATGTGTCGTGGGCTAACTCTACGCTGACAGGAGTCACCGGAGCAGTTATTTACGACGATACGGTTACGGACGACCGTTTGATTGCGTACATAGATTTCGGGGGATCATTCAGCACAACGTCAGGTACATTCCAGATTCAATGGAATGCGTCTGGCATCTTTACCCTCGACTTAAAGCCGTAGGAGATTTCAATGCCAACAGCTAATTACCCAACTTCTTTGGACACAACTTCTACGCAGGTTACGCCTACGTCTTCTACTGACTTAGATGCGTCAGGTTTTGAACACGATCAGGTGCATGGTGCTGCTTCTACTGCTTTGATTGCTTTGGAAACGAAGCTTGGTATTGGCGCTGCTCCTGCTAGCGGTGGTTCTGCTAACTCGATTCTTATGAACGGCGGCACGCCGGGTACTACCTCGTGGTCGAACACGATTACGGGCTCAACTATTGCTGGTGCAACTCTTTCGGGTGCCGTTGTAGGCGCAGATCAAATTATGTCTGCGGTTACGCATCAAGATTATTCTGAAACGGTGTATGCCGGTGGTAACACTGGTGCAAGCCCTGCGATAGATGAAGCTAATGGCAACACTCAAACTTGGACGTTAGACAATAACGCTACGTTTGCTTTGCCAGCAGATTCTGGTTTGCAGGCTGGTACTGCGCTCACGTTGATTTTGACTCAGGATGGTACTGGGTCACGGACGGGTGCTTTTCAGGTAAATGGTGCTACTACGAATGTTAAGTGGGCTGGTGGTACTGCTCCGACGTTGACTACTACTGCTGCAAGAGCGGACATTTTCACGTTTATTACGCATGATGGTGGCGCAACTCCTTGTTGGTATGGGTTTGTAGCTGGTCAAGACTTCTACTAAGGATTACTAATGCCTTTCGGCTTATCTAAAGCAACAGTCTTAGGTGCTGCCGGAAGCGGCGGTGGCGCTGATTTAGCTGCTATAGAAAAAATTGCTACTGCAAGTATTAGCGGCAATCCAAATTCCATAACTTTTACCAGCATTCCTCAAACCTATGACGATTTGTGGGTTACTTCTGGTACGGAGATTTACCGTTGGCCTGATGGGTCTGGGTTTTACGTGACCATGATGGAAGTGTCTTTTAACGACGACTACAGTAATTCTCGTCGTTACGATTACACACGGTCATATGGCGATCCCAACCCGGCAGGTTCACCATTCGGTGACCGAACTAATGCAAACGCCGGTGGCGACATTGGTTACGCTTCTGACCACTACAGCAGTTATAACCACACTGTTACGCCCCAAGAAATTCAAGTGTATTCGTATACAAGTACTAGCAAACACAAACCATATCAAGCTAGAAGCACAAGTATTTTTGAGGAAACTTCGTGGATTGGTGGTCATCTAGTTTACGGTATGCAACATGCCCAAGAAACTACTGCTATTACGAGTTTGACCATAAGAGAAACTTCAGGTCAAAACTATTGGGACAATAATGCGAAAGTCACGTTGTGGGGAATTACGAGAGCCGGTAAAGCATGACAGATTTTCGATCTTTAGGAACATATGAAGTTTCTGGTTCAGCAGTAGCTTCAATTTCTTTTACCGGTCTTACCGTTACGGATTATTCAGTATTAGAAATCCATTGGCAACTATTTTCAGATGACAGCGCTATTGAATATGACCGAGTGCGGTTAGTGCCTAGTAGCGGTACTGGCGGTGCAAGCGGAGATGGCGGCACAAACAATTCCGGTGTTTCTTGGGGTATAGGGGCCAGCAACACAACGTCGTCTATTGGAACGGCAGCCAGTGTTAATGGGACAACCAATAACCAACTTATTGGTATGTGCATGACAGATTTAACTGCTAGTAACAGTAATTGGACTGGTACTCCCGGCAAAGCAGTTATTTATAATCCAACCAAAGAAGTTGAAAGCTACGAACGAGATATAACTGTTTATTGCGAATCGACACCCGGTTTCGGTACAACATGGGGCGCTAGCACTGATAACAAAGATGTGACTCGCACGATTGTCACTTGGCCCGGTCGGACAGACGACTCGATTTCAAGTTTAACTTTTTCTCCTGTCAATGGATCTAACTGGAAAGTTGGTTCTTGGATAGCTATCTACGGGTACTATCAGGAGTAACTATGGCCGGTCTTAAATTTATTACAAAACATGAATGTGCCAATAGCACAACCCAGTACATTAGATTTACGTCTTTAAATGTAAGCGGTTATTCGTGGTTGCGTATTTTTATATCTGGACGTGGAACAGCTTCTTCTGATTCTTCAAGCCGTTTAAGAATGGGCATTAACTATGACTACAACAACCAAAGTGGTGGTCGTGAATGGTATATGGGAAAAGACGCTGGCAACTATTTCAGCAATAATTACAATCAAAACGAGTTTAACAGTACGTCAGGTTGCGGATTCCCA